AACCACCAGTAGCGCTTTTTGCGCTACCTGCAGAAATATCTGCGGGTGTAGGATATGTATAATTTACAAATTGATCTGTGTAAAATTTAGAATCTTCATCTAATGATGATACATATGCCCAAATATAACCTTCTCCATTAGAAATCGTGTTGGGTATATTATAAGTAAGATAACCATTTGAATCTCCTGTACCTGAAGGAATTGCTACTGCTGATTCTGTTACTTCACCATTTGTATCAACATTTGAAAGACAAAGATATATTCGATCGTTAGAAGTAACATAGCAAGGGTAGTATGCAACACCATCAACTGTTTCATAATCAAAACATTTTGGATCAGTTGGGTCAAAGGTCTTATAAATTCTATTAATTACCCAATTGTTTCGAGGAATAACATTAAAAATTTCAACGCCCTTTGTTCTTACAAGAATCATAAGATTCTTTAATACATCTACCTTATTAACAGGAGTGTCTACAGGTAAAGGAGCAGAAAACTGTCTGCTATATTCTGTTACTTGATTGCCCAGAGTATCTGTTGTATCAGGCCAACTATCTGTCTTGCCTAATCCAATAAAATAGTCGTTTAGCGCTGCGCCGTTCTCGTCCGTTTCACCGTTACCTTTAAGATCACTAATGAATAATGCTCTGGAGTTTTTTCTAAATTCTGATGTAATTATTGCTGCCATATCTTTTATTTATATAAATTTAAAATGTTTGCTATTAAGTAATTTGTTATGCAGTTCGTTGGAACATGTAAACTGTTATGTAAGGTGGCATATTATTGTGGGGCTGACTTCCACCAGTCGCTTCAATAGAGTTTAAGTCGTTAGCAAAGGTCTCTGCATCATCTTTATACAAGGCGGGTGCGAATTTCTGATGTTTATTGGTGCCACGATTATTTCCTTTTACCCGGTGATTGTGACTTGGCATTTCAGCTACGCTTAATGTGTGAGTTTTAGCTCCACCAGTCTTTTTCGATGCATTAAAATCAGAATCATTTCCATTAACACCTACTAGAACTCGCCCAGCACCAAAAACTTGCCACGTACCAAAACCAAAGAATGTTCCAGGGTTGGTTGACACTACAGACGTATATATTACTCCTACTGGATATATTCTTTTGAGAACTGCGAGATCTTTAGCATCAGCTGTATCTGAAGAAATTCCTGCATTTGGAGTTGGAATAGCGGAGATTTTATTATCAACATAAGCTTTCGTAGCAGCATGACTACTAGCGGTTGGCGTCTGGAAACTTGGTTGAGTGTTTATTTTCGCGAAATCTGATGCATGAGATCCATCTAATTTATCAGCATCTAATCCAGAAGCAGATCCATCATTACCAGCATGCCATATTTGATGTTCGGTAATACCGTTATTTGGTGTAAGAACAAAGTTACTATTATGAGGAACATCGATTACGACTTTATCAGTGTGTATACCGGGCGGATCATTTGTTACACCAATAACAAGATCTGATTGTTCACCAGTTGTATTTCCATACCCGCGAGCATGATATTGAATATATCCAAAATCAGAAGCATGATTAATATTAGTTCCATTCTGTTCAGATTGGAAAAAGATTCCACTTACACCTTCACTACTACCTTTAAGTAATAAATTAGTACCGTTTTTTACATAAGTAGAACCACTTCTTACCTCTGCTCCAGGATCTACTGTTCCAGCGATAGTAAGAGCAGCAGTCATTGATTGATTTATATTGCCGGTCTTTTTTATGTAATTATCATCCGGGAATGTTTTTCCAATCTCAGCATCAACATATTTTTTAGTTGTAAGAGCTTGCTCATTAGCGTTGATAATAACTGCAGTTTGATCTGGAGCAATTACTTTACCTTTAATTTCTACTCCTCCAGTATAATCTCCTACATAATTAATAGTTAGCTTATCTCCAGTGCCATGAACAAGTGCTCTACCAGCATGTATATTTCCATCGGCTCTTGTAGTATTATATAGTTTAAAGTCTGTTCCAGTTAAATGTATGTGACCACCAACACTTAAATGACCGCCTACAGTAGCAATATCATTAACATGTAAATTATAAGGAATAGCAACAGTTGTAGTGTTCCATTGTGGTCCAAAATCGGTGAGGTCTGTAGGAGCAATTTTCTTGGTATCAACATAATTTTTAGTGATTAGACTCGTTGAGAGCGTGCCTTCGGTAAATAATTTAACTTGTCTAGTACTTGAATCGATTTCAATAGCAGTGAATTCTCCATTTACTGATTTAAAAGTATGTTGAGCTGCACTATAAATTGCTTTAGATGAATTTCCACTTGAGGTTTCTCCGCGTAATTCAATTTTGGCGCCTTGGCCATCAAGTAATAAGCCATTAGTCGTGCCGACTGTTTTGACATTTCCGTTAGTTGTAATAAGACTTCCTTCAGTACGAAAGTCTCCGCTATTACCATGAATTTTAGCAATTGTAGTTAATCCAGTCTTAAATAGTATGTCTTGAGTATCTCCATCGGATACGCCTACATGTAGGTCATTTCCTTTTTGAAGAATCTCATTTTGATCAATAGCAATTCCGTTAGAAGAAGAACCAATTAAAAGTGGCGGAGTATCAAAATTTGAACCAGCAATTGTTGTAGATCCTTCAGCTGTAATATGTACTGGGTTAGAAACAGTTGTTTTTACAGAGCTAACTAAAATTTTAGATTCGTCTGTTGGTCCAGGAGAAAGACTGATCGATCCTCCAGTATTGTTAATTGAAAGAAGTCCAGCTGTTCCTGTTTGTCGTGAAATTTTAGCTGAACCACTTCCTCCTGGTGTAAGAGAAATTAAAGCTGGTCCAGTTGAACTCGATAATCCAACTGCAAGTTCTTGTCCATATACGTCTAACTTGCCAGAAACTACTACATCTCCAGTTGAATTCCACTGTGGACCAATATTTTCAACCTTATCACTTGTAATAGAATCATCAGCAATTTCTAATGTATTAACCGCACCATCAGATATGTGTCTGTTTATTATTGCATCGTCGCCTATACGTGATGGATCAAGCGGTCGTATACGAATATCAGCAAAATCTACATATTCTTTTGTTACAACTGATTTCTCTCCACCGGGCCCGGTCTCGATGGTACCTCTAGACATGTCACTGACAGTTACTACGCCGCTAATGTTTACTCCTCCAGTAAAATCACCTAAATGATTAATACTTAAGTTATCAGTACTTCCGTGAACAATAGCTCTACCTTCATGAAGAAGACCTGCTCCTCGGCTTGCTGCATTGTATATACTAAATGTCGTTCCTTTTTGTGAGATATTGCCAATAGCGTTAATATTGCTAGTAACAGATAAAGACCTTGGAATATTTACTGCTGAATTATCCCATGATGGAGAAAGAGGTGGTGTTGCGCTTGATCCAGATAATTTAGCAGGAGTTACAGCTTCATCGATAATCTTATTTGTTGTTACCGCGCCATCGCCAATTTTATCTTCTGTTACAGCAGATTGCCCAATTTTTGAATTAGTCACCTGAAGTGGGGCAATTTTACTATTTGTTACCGCTCCGCTATCAATAAGTCCACTTGTAATTCCTGAATCTTTTATATTTAAACGATTGGTATCATCTTCGGTATTAATTCTAAAGTGTTTAAGATTTACCTGATCCGTTCCAATTTTAGTATTACGGTCAACGGTAGTAAGATCGAATTCTTCTTCGATCTTCTTAAATGTATTTAGTTCAGATTTAACACCATCTAATAAATTTATAAAATCTTGTGCAACTTCGGTGTTTAATCTGAAGTTAGCCAATACGTGAGAACCAGTTCGTAAATACTCTGCATCAGCCGGAGTAAACGGTTGATTATTGTTATTTACATTTAAAGGAATACCTTTAACTTCATCGCCGAAATGCTCTTTAACTGCAGAATCAGAATTATTAAATAGTAAATCTTCTTTATATACAACGTGTTCATCAACTGCAGCTGATGTAACTAACTTATCATCGGCATTCGTATTGCCGTTTGAAATTGTTTGTGTAGATGTAATATATCCTGCTGGAGCAATGTGAGTAAATGCTACATCATTATCTTCAATGGCATACTTTTGAATCCTGAGAGTTTGCGGCGTGCCAGCTTCATCGATGTATTCTAATGTGAAGAACTTATTACTTGGATTTGTACCAGTATTACGTTCTTTACCTTCAGTAATAATAAGACTTGTTACTTTTTCATGTCCTTGACCACTCGCAAAAAGTTGATCAAGCTCGATCTTATATGTCTGATATGCCCCGACAGTGCCATCAACGATAGGAAAAAATTCTTCGCCGTTAATATCTGCTTGTATGCGAGCGGGTAATGATGAAATTTTTGTACTCATTAATTCTATTTATATGTTTTTATGTGTTAATAGTAATGGTTGCTTCTGTTATTTTAGCTATTCCTACTGGACTAGTCGGCATAGGACTATCGTATTGTCCTTGAATTGTGTATATTGTACCATCTCTAAATAGCTGATCAAGTTCAGGCGTTGACGGTAAAGTTAGATCTGGTGATGCACTTGTATTTATAGCATTTCTCCAACCAACTAATATGCTGTTTTTACTATTTAGTGTGCCAACTACTAATCCCTCAATTATAAGATTATTCCCATCATTATCTACAATATCTTGATAGACTGTATCTCCATGTTGAATTTGAGGACCGGTGTATGATGCAACATTTAGTTGAACTGGTGCTGATATATCATCATCCCTTGTAGGATCATTCCACCAGTTATCCACTAGATCATCAATAAGTAAACCAGCATCACCTTCAATGAATGGTGAAGAATCTCTTTCAAGGAATATTCCTTCATTCGCTTCAGTGTCTAACTGATTGCGCTTTCTAATAAGAGATCCAACATTCATAAAGACATCGCTATTATCAAGTGCATCTTTAATAGTGATAGGAAGATACGAACTAATGTCATCTATATCTTTGAACTTTAGATTTTGCTCGTAATCTCTCTTACTAAATTCTTTTTGTGGGACCAATGAAGGTATAACATACTTGAATGTAGTAAGAACTGCTCGCATAAACATCTCAGAGTTAACATCTTCAGTACTTCTATCTTGTAGTAAATACGCAGCGTCTTGTTCTTCAGTTCCAAATACACTTATGGTTTCATCTTTTCTTTTAACTTTAACTGCAATAATTGTTGCTGTTTTACTTGGGCTATCAACACTTTCTATAGTACCGTCTTCGATAGATGTAAATCCACCAATTGCTTTAATTATTCCAGTAAATTCATTTCCATCTGCAGCTATAGTCGATATAATACCTCTCTTTTGTGGAAGCAATCGTTGAGGACTATTAGGATCATCTACATCTACTTCTGCAATACCCTGTACAATTACATCTCCTACTTCAAACGCGGCACCAGTATATGATTGTATTCTAAATTCAATATCTCCAGTATCAAGTCCATCTTCGAAATATGAATATGTATATTTAGATGCTAAGTTATTTCCAGGAACAGATCTTGCTAACTTAGTCCATAGACCAGCTTCAAATATAAACTCTCTTACTCTTATATCTCCTTGCAACCAACCAGGTTGGAACATAGGCATATGATATCCACCTGTCTCGCTCTGAGAAGTAAGAGATTCAAGCCATCTCATATCTTCTAATGGTTGAGTAGTTCTAAATGGTGACAAGAATTTATCTTCTACCTTTAATAGATTATCATTTTCTCGAGTAACTGGATTAAATTGTATGAATTTAGGACCATACCAATGGTTATCTCTTATAACAAGAAGCATAACACTCGCAAAGAATCGAAGGCCAGCTGGATGAACTAAATTTAAGAAAGTGCTTTCCCAATCAGATATCTTTAAGCCGCTTCGGATGTTATAAGAGAATTTCTGCCAAAAAATACTATCTTGAATACGATTAACAGAGGATGCTCTTCCTTTTTTATTGTAGTACTTACCAACATAATCTAATGTATACTGATGACTCGTTTGAGCTTTATTAATAATAGTATCTGTTCTTCCATCACCCCAATAAACTTCCTCTCTATCAATGTTTCCATTACCATAATCAACTGTTAATCTGATTGCAGTATTTTGTTTATCGTTTTCGTCTTCAGGATATCTCATCTCTGGAGCATCGAATATTAAGAAAGAATTAAAGGCGTGACCATCTAAATTATCAAGTGTGAAATTCTTAGCTGCATCTGGCATAGAAGTAATTTTAGTAGCACCTGCTGTAGCTCCTTCTATTTTATCAAATACAATTTTGTAGAACTTCTTAACATTATTTTCAAAATATGTTCTAGCTCGCTCTGCCGAATATATATTTAAGTCTTCTGTATAGTATTGAATATGACTAATATCTCCGTTATAATATCCGCTGCCATTTCTACCAATAATAAAATTTGCTTCAGGAGATATGGTTAGATGACGAATAGTATTTCCTTCTATTATTCTTTCAAACACTAATTCTTCTTCTGAGTCGTTAGATACCGCTATATCGACATAACCGTTATATCTATCAGCCTTTCCTTTTACAACAATTGTATTAAATCGGTTAACGCTAGCTGTTTTTATGGGTGAACCGGAATCTGCATATACTGCCTCAGCTGACGGTGTTGATATAACAAAATCAAGGATATATTCATTAATACTTTTATAAAAACCAATAGGATTTCCTTCTTGATCATAATTGTATTCTATTATCGGCTTTTCTGTTGTTGTCGAATATATAATACTAGGAAATGCAAATGCAGCGCTATATGATGGAGGACGATCAACGATTTTCAATACTCCACTCGAATCTAACCTTCCACCATACGAACTTACAACATCAAAGCCTTCATCGGGCTTAATATATGGAATAGATCTAATAGTGTTATCTGATATTTTTTTCCAAATATCATACTTAACATTTGTAGAATTTGCTGTTGTAAAAAATTCAGAATTTGGACCGTTTAGTATTTTATTAACACTATCTGGTTCTAATGAAACTGCAAACATGTCATTATCATTATCAACTGCAATATTTACACCGTAGTTTAAGCCTACCTTAAATTGTTCTTCATTAGTTTGAATAAATTGTTCTGTAGGACTAAATACACTATTTAATTTCCACGAGCTGCGCGAAGCTGTGAATTGACTTCTGATATAATAAAGTTTTGGCACACTATTATGCTGTGACTTATTATATACGTCGGAAAAATTATATTGGTTTACAAATTCTTTTGCATTGTTTAATCCTCCATTTACTATAAGCAATTCATCACCAAAGAATTTGTATGAGTATAATCTTGATCCGTTATGAGTAATATAATTGTCTGACTCATTGATTATATCTGAGCCAACACTTGTGACAGATTCTATAGTATTATAATAATTTTCCCAACTTGTTGCTGAGACCTTTTCCCAAATATTAATACCGCAATCAGTTACCTTTACAATAATTGTTCCGGACTCACTTAATTCGAATTTTCCTCCATCGAGTAAGGAGTTAATACCAGTTGTAATACTTTGAGTATAATTACTCGATAGCTTACGTTCTATTGCTTCAAATTCGGTGTGATTAAGACCTTTATTGTATAAAGAAAGGTGAGAGAATGCAACGTTTCCGTAAAGAGTTAAACTCGATTGAGATGTAATTCCATGTCTAGAATAAGAAGAGGCATCAAACCTATCTGTTATAATTTCAAGTGATTTAGATCTTTTAAATCCATTAAGTGAATATCGTAATCCGCTAATTAGGTTTGCGGCATCTTCTGTAAATTCAATTGTTAAGTTATTCCATTCTTCTTGTAGTATTTCGCTATTAAAATATTCATCACTAAATATCTCAAGAGGATTCTCATCAAGAATGATATCATCATTAGACTTATCTAAAGATACCGACCATGGTGTTTTTCCGGTTTCTTGGTAAGAAAGCTGTAGCTCTCTCTTTTGCGTTAATAGATTATTAACTACTCTTAAAGTAATATTCCCTATTTTTAATATATTTGTGTCTGATATTAAATTTTCTGCATTAAATCTTAAAGATAAAGAAAATTTGTTTGAAGGAGAAAATCCAAGACCATCACCAATAAATGTAGAAGGCGATTTAAGAATAATACCAGTATCACTTAAAGGATTTTTAGTTATACTACTCGATACAAATTTACATCTTTTATCAGTTGATAACCATTCTCCATTATTTGCATTCTGATTGATATTAAATTCTAAATCAGAACTAATATTACGTGAATATACCGGAGGAAGATTTAAATAATCTTCAGATGACCATCGACCGTCTTCTCCAATATTGTACACTTGAATAACCTGCGCGATATCAACATTATTAAATGTATGGGTGCCAACTACAATTTGAGAATGGTTACTTTTAATATGAGCAAAATCTGCAGATCCTAAATGTGTAGATGGAAGATTTAACGACAATGTCTGATAAAAATTATAACGATTATATTCATCTACTTTAAATATAACAAGTCGAGATGCACCATTTACAGGTCGATCTAATAAAATAAGATAATCTCCGTTAATAGCATAATCTAAAATATTCCACAATCTTTCTTCATCATAAAGAGTTGTATCACCGATTGTGATATCTTGCCACGGTGTATATGTACCTCCGTGTTTATAAAATATAGACATGTATCCTCTATTGTGTAAAGTAAATAGATGACTGCTGCTGCGTTTAATATGATCACAATGTGGTAAAACAGGAAGACTTTTATCTCCTGGTTTATTTTCTTTATACCAAATTATACCAATATCAAACGGCTCTGCTGTCGCGAAGTCAGCATTTGACATCCACTCGCTATAATATACTACCTTATCCTCAGATTTTATTGTAAATCTACTTTGACCTGAATTTAAAGCATTTTTCTGTGAATGAATAAACGTAGAAATAGTAGAATCGAGTGCAATTTGGAATGCTTCTACCCTACCATGATTAGAGTTAGCTGATCCAGTGTCGCCTCCAGGAGCTCCTACAATAACTCGTGTACCGTTACCATTTATACTTACATTTGATCCAGCATAATCCAAAGCGTTAAACCCAGAAATATCCGAACCAACTTTTATCCAATCCCTTAACGAAGTTGAATAAGCGAAAGCTGTAACTTTTCCAGATTCTCTCCCGCCTTCATCATTAGCAGGCGCGCCAATAGCAATAACATTTCCATCTGTATTTAAATGAACACTGGCCCCAAACATGTCACCAATATTTTCTCCTTCAAGGGTTTGACCGAATTCAGCCCATTTTCCAATAGAATTGAGTGAATAAATTTTAACTTGTCCTTTAAATGATAGGTCTGGATCTAGTCCACCAAGTTGTCCAAGAATACCAACTGCAAACTTCGTTCCATCATTACTTAAACTTAATGGTACTTGATTTTTGTCATAAGCTGAAATAAACGTAAGATCATCTCCGAGTTGATTCCACACATCAGTATTTTCTTCGTTGTAATATGCTCTTACAAGCATTACACTTACACCAAAATCGTCTATCTTGTGTGTTCCAATAAGAAGAGTTCTTCCATCATCACTTAGTCTAACAGTGTTTCCAGCCAATGGATCACTACCCAATATACTAATGCCTTGGGCACCTATTTTATTCCATGCACTACCATCGTATTCAAGAACAAAGGTTTCATTTGCAATTCGATCTGGAATTCTAAGACCGATATGTTTAGCACCATCAATTTCTCCAAATTGAGGATTTATGCCAGTCTCTAAACTGTAAGAATTTGAAGTGAGCGTTGGTCCACTTCTTAAATAAGAAATAGCTGTTGAAGTAATAGAACTAATTTCAAATAGTCCATCATACTGATGTGATGCTCCGCTTACATATACGTGAGTAGCCGATGTGTTAAATTCATTTTCTGCTCCTGCGGTAATAGTGACACTTGTTCCATTTGCAACAAGTGTTGGAACTGGATTCGGACTTAATTCTGAGATGTCAGAATTAAGAGTACCATCGATGTTAATCCATGGATAAGCTGGAAGAGTATTTCCATCACCGTCTGTAACACGAGAGAACTCATGAGTTTGCACATTACGGTAACTGCCTGAGTTGGAGCCACTTGTTATCAACTCTGTTTCATAATTAACCCATGCGGAGAATGCAGGTGTACCGCTCTCGCCAGTATCGCCTTCAACAATTATTTCGTGGCCAAGGTCATCATCATTAAGCCAACTGTATTGCCCAAATCCCTGCGGAGTCGTGGAGGTGAGGGTTTTAGTATATGTACGATTGTCAAAGACAAAACTAGTAACAGCTGAATGACTATGACCATAGACTCCACCAAATCCATTAAAATCTTCTAAAAGAAGAGCTTTACGTTCTTGAGTTCCAATATCATAGTCTACGTTAGGCTTGGCACCTGAACTAATCGCTACACGATCACCAGCACCATTTAAACTAACATTCGCCCCTAACTTACTATCTAAAACTCCTCCTTCGATATCAGAACCACGCTGTGTCCAGTTTCCACTGATTAACTCATATACTTTTACTGTTCCAATATAATTTGGATAGACTATGTTATCGACAAGTTGCTGTACTCCTTCTTTATGGGGAGCTCCAATAGCAAGAATATTTCCAGCAGAATTTAAACTAATGTCACTTCCTAAAAGATCACCATAAGCCTCGCCATCAATATCATCTCCAATTTGAACCCATGTATTTGCGTCAGGACCAATTCTTAGGCGATCACCAAGGCTAATTTCAGTAGCAGCGCTTAGTGTATAAGTTTGATAATATATTCCACTGCCTGCAGGAGACTCGAACGTGGCCGATACACTAACAATTTTAATTTCATCATCTGCACCAAGTATAGGTAGTCCGGCTCCTGATATAACCATGCCAACCTCTGGTACAAAATTAGGGCTAGAAGGATCTTCCTCTAATATTACAGTTAACGACGTCGAGGGCGCAGTCTGAGTAATACCAACACTAGCATTACTTAATTCGTATACTCGTACACTTCCAGAATTCGTACCTCCACCACCATCATTATGAGCCGCTCCAATAGCAAGTATAAAACCATCTTCGCTCAGAGCATTTACACCGCTATGATCATAGATTGCCTCTCCGTAAATTGATTGACCAACTTGTAAATTATTTGGACCGTTAAATGTATCTCCGTCAAACTGATAAAACTTTAAATCATCCTCTGTAAAAAGGGATAGCGATGGATCATTTTCATGGACAAACACTTGTTTATTGTTAAATGGTATAAGTGTTTGTTTCCACTTTCCATTATAGTTTCTACCTAAAGGAGATAAAAACGAATTCATATGATCGTATTCGGCACCTTCTAATGAACTTAAACCAATAGAGGTTTCATCAATAAAATTAGAAAAAAGGTATGATTCTCCATCAGCATCAAGTTCAATTTTTATTTCATTCGTATCAACAAATGATCTACCGATTTGACCTGTCGTCTTATTAAAAAATAACTCGTGAGAATGAAGATCTTCGTAATCCTTTGATAAAGAAAACAAAGGTTGAATCTCAGTATTTTCTTTATTAAATCTTGGAAATGAACGAATAATAAATGTGTGTTCTCCAGTATCGAGAGGAATAGCAGGATTCTCGCCGATGTCTCCAAAATCAATATATGAACTAGTACCATTAAGTTTAACTAATTTATCAAATTCGTTAAAGGTAGCACCTTGACTAAAGTAACCTCTTAAAAGTTTATTCAGTCTAGTAGAATCCCATGTATTATCATCTATATTTAATGATTTCTTTGAATCTAAATCGATCACTAAACCATTGATGGGCGGTGGTGTATCAAACAATATAGTTTCTTCAACACGAATAATATTGCCTGCTCCTAATACTATATTATTATCATTTTTAATTTGGAATGGTGTCCAATTATATTCAGCCCCTAAATCTTCAAATGAAATAGATGCAGTAAGAGATCGAGTATATTCATCGCTTGCTTTTTCCCAACCACCGGAAGAAAGTTCAAATAATTTTTCTCTTGGATAAGAAACCTCTATAATTTCATCAAAGAATAAGCGGAAAAATGTTGTAATACTTTCTTCTGAACCCTTAAGCGTATAGTACTGTATAATTTTTTTATACAGAGATACTCTATCCATTACATTCGAATCAGGAATATTTTTAGCGATCTCTCCCTGAATTCCATCTAAATATTTAGTTGATACTTTATCAATATCGTGTTCATCAATAATACGATTTGTCTCATATGTAGGAAGGCCAGTAGTATTAAGATGTTCGTAGTAATCTTTAATTAAAGTTATGAATCTTTCTGAACTTCCTCTTAGCTGACCAGGAATAAGCTCTTCTACGCGAAGAGATTCTGTATTTGCTGCATTATTATTAAACGGATCAAAGTCTCTTCCATTTGACGCGATTGCAATAACCGGTTGTGATTGTGCAGTCGAAATATTTGTATATGAAATTATAGTATTAGTAACATTATACGTTGCATACTCTTGATACATGTAATTACCATAATAACTTTCAGTAGGAGGATTTGTGACTGCGTGATTTATAGAACCTTCCGGCATATAAAACACTTCATTGTCTAATCCAATGAATGTATGAACATGGTATGATCCGTCGATTAGTGACGGATTCGTATAAAGCGGATAAAAATAACCAGTAAGTCCGGTAGTATTCCCACTATTGCTCTGACCTTGTAAATAATAAACTGACATAATTTTTAATTCTAATAACTAGAATTATTAGATGGTGGGTTATTGCTAGCTGGTGCTGTGTAAGTGCTACCACCGCTTGAAGATGCGCTGCTGCTTGAACTACTACTTGTACTTTGAGGTGCCGAATTGTCGGGACGCTGCCTTGCGAAAGGAGTATAGTCATTGACACCTGAAGAACCAGCAACTGCGATCGTATCAACTTGTGGGGTAATAGTTGTTCTTCCGATATCGATTGAAAGAAGTTTATTTCTTTTTGATACTATATCATTTGAAGCTGGAGTAACAAATATTTTTAAAGTTTCGGTTTTATTAATTGGTAAACTGTCAATTGATAGTACACCAGTATCGGTGTTAAGTGTTCCTACATTGTTAAATACAATTCTCTTAATTTTGTCTGCTCCAGTTGTGTATGCATATATACGTCGTTCGTTATTAGAACCAATTATAGGTGCATCTTCTAAGCTAAGAGATACCGCATTATATGTCCACGCATCTGAATAAAGTGTTGGTTCTTCTTGACCAGGATCACAGAATAAACCCATTTGAAAATCAACAGGAGTAGATGTTAGTCTACCGTATTCAAGCTGCACTTCTTTATACACATAAACTCGAATAAACGAATTTATAATTGCAACATCTAAATCATCTATTAATCCAAGTAACTGAGAATAGCGAAATACTCCATCAAACTTTTGTAAATAATTTACATTGAAATCAGCCAATAATTCTTCTACAAGGGTAGAAAGTTGACCTGTTGATAGCGATGTTCGGTTTGAATCGTATTTAAATAAAACATCTAGATAAATATATGTGAAATCTGGATCAATGAGAACAGGTTCAATACCAATAACTCGTTTCGACTCAAGTTCTTTGAGTAAATATACTTTATCTAAATCAGACAAAGCTTGTGCATCATACGGCTTAACTGATGCGTATACTTTACCATACTGAGGAGGATCATTATCTTCTCCACCCCATACTGATACTGTTTCGATGTTATTTAAAATCTGATTAATTAGCGTTTTATAATCTCCTGAAGTAACAGCTCTATTTTGAGTTATAAACGATAGCGGTGCATTTTGTCGAATACTTTCAATGTTTTCTTTTTCACTTCCATTAGTTGCTCCGGATAAAGTGACAATAGTTGGTTCAGCTGAACCTGGGCTTTTCCATTCAAATACATTAGCTCCATTACCTTTACTTCCTTGAGTACTTAAATATTTAATTTTAATTACATTAAGAGATGCAGGTTTTTTACCAAAGATATTATCTCCAAATTGAATTTGATAGTTGCCGTTATAATTTTCATTAATGAAATATGCAGCAGTCGATGGACCAACATTCGAAAGACTTTCAAATAAAGAATATGTCTCAACAGCTGTAGAATATTGATTGTCAAATACATCAACTATTATATGATTTAAATCAATATTAGTATCCTCGATAATATATTTCTGTTCGACATTACCAGACTCAACAACAAAGGAGATTTCTTTCATTTTCCCTTGATATATGTCAACACTATCAAAAACATATTGTCCAGTAAGTTCATCGAGAACCGCAGTATAATCATCTACTGTTATAAATGTGTATTTTACATTATCGACCGAACAGCTAAGCGTTTGTCCCTTATAAAGTGTATATGTTGAAAGATTGCGATTAACAGTTCCGTCAAATGTTAAAGAAATATTTGCCATTGCTGCTGACCTACTTCGTGGAGTATATCCTAAAAGCTTTGCTCGTGAAACAACATTTGCTCTAATTTGAGCAGAATCAATGAATGATTCGTTCATTGCGTTATGCGCTACCACTGCATTATAATGCGTGTTATATGCAAGTATGTCTAAAAGCTGGTTAAGACCAGAACCTTCAAAATCCCAATCTTTATAATGACCGCTCGGATCATTTTTAAAATAGTTTTTAAGATTTTCTTTGATTTGATCAAAGTCTAGTTCTGTAACATTAAGTTGTTTCATTATCGTAAGCGTTGTAAGTAAAAATTAATTTCTTCTCTTTGTTGGGATGATATAATATTAAAGCCGATTGTTACTTCATATGAGTTTCTTTCTGAGTTATCTATTACTTCAACAGTGTGTCCCTGTGTACGTGGCTCATATGCTTTTAAAACATATAATATTTCTTCTTTAATAGCATTTGAAGTAAAGGTATCTGCTGGTTCAAATAGTAATGCTGTTACATTTGAACCAATCTCAGGATGAAATGGTCGTTCGTCAAAGTTGGTTAGAATTAGATTCTTGACTGCGTGTTTAACTGCGTCTAAATCCCTTATTGATGGTATATCTTTTGTATTGGGATGTCTATCAGTAAAAAACAATGGAATGTCACTATAAAGGTTTTTACGTGCAACCTTTTCGCTTTGACTTAAATCTGATAATCTATTTGACATATAATCTATTTATATTATACGATGGCTCCTTTATACTTATTTAGTTCAGCAATCACACTCTTATTCGAAGCAAATCCTTGTATATATCCCTGTACTTCAGATTCAGATTTTTGTTTAACCGTAACTAACTTACCACCTTTTACAACGTATTCTTTCCATTCTACTTTCCCGTTATCTCCTGATGACAAATCATCGGGATTAAAATCCAATTTTGTACTTAATGTATTAATCTTAGAGAATTTTTTTGCTACTGCATTCGCCTTACTAGCTTTGTTTTGTTCAACAAAATATTTTTCTATTGCTTTTTTATCGCTTGCTGTTGCATTTCCTGAGTTAAAGAATGTTGTTATATCAAGCGATTCAGCGCTTGCTTTATTAAATGCACTCTTTATTTCAGGACTTTTTCTCATTTTTGAAGCTGATTTAGCAGCTTCAATCTTATCCTTTTTCTGAGCATCTTCAATCGGTTTAAGAGTGTTATCTTTAAATTCAGTGAACTTACTGAATATCTCTTTTCTTGGCATTGCACTAGTACCTGAACTGGGTAAAGTTTCATTTGATACAACAGTAGGTACAAGGTTCTTTACCTTTTCTGGTATTGCCACCGCAGTAGTTATTGCTGCACCTTTATCTTTTACTCCGCTGATTTTACCGTTAACTATTGAAGTAGCATCAATATTTGGTACATCTTTACAGAAATCAAAACCAGCGGCACCTGCTAAACCAGCAGCATCTGTTGGTAAACCAGCGGCACTTGCTAAATCAGTAACATCTGCACCGCCTGCCAATGCAACGGCGGCTCCAACTGCCAATGCAGCACCTCCTCCTAATCCTGCAGCACTTGCTAAACCAGCAGCATCTGTTGGTAAACCAGCGGCACCTGCTAAATCAGCAATTCCACCTCCACCTGCTATAGATCCTGCTAAACCAGCAATATCTACATCAGGAAGAGCATCACCCCATTTACTTTGAATAGCTGCGACAGCTACTGCTAACGCTACACCCTTTTTACCCTTTAGTCCATTAAGTTCGTTCTTAAAGTTTGGTACTTCAGGTACCGAAGGTATCATTGCGTCAAGCTTAGCTTTCATTGCACCAGCTTGAGCTGTTATAGCTCCCATTCCTCCTGCTGAAACACCGACAAGTAAAGCCGCGAGTGCCAATTTCTCGGCATCGAGTTCATCGAGAAGCGGGTTACTTGCACATGGTATTTTAATCGACATATTAATTTAGTAAAATGTTGGCGCCGTTAGCAACGATGTTTGCTACTGCATCGATATCCATATCTGCGCTTGTATCAAGTTTCATGGTTGAAGTTGACGCACATGTAAACTTTTGACCTACACCTATTTCGTGATTAGCTACTGTTACCATTTTAGTCGATGCTAAATTTGTAGTTGTATGATCCAAACTAGTTGTTTGACTAAATTCACCAGTAATATTTGTAGTAGAATTTAAAATGACATCTCGTATTTCGTTGCCTCCAATTCGAGTAGTGTAATTCTTTGCTACATTACAACTGTATTCTTCGTCTATTTCAAGTAGTTTATTAAGACCGACTTTCTCAATTGAATTACCTTTGATATATTCTGTTTTATCACCCTCGACTTCCAGATGATAGTTACCTTTGACAAGAGTTTTTATATCACCGTTAATTGTCATATTTACGTTACCTTTCACATATACATTTTTATCTTGAAAGGTAACCTCAAATTCATTTCCGACTACAGTTACAGTCTTATCTCCATTTGCAACAACCTCTTCGTAAGTACCTGAGGTGTGGTATGTTGAAATACGTTCAGCATTGGGTGTATCATCGTGTTCTATAATGTGACCAGACTCAGTTTCAATAGTATGATTCTTAGGATATGCTGGTCCAATAATCTCTTCGAGTTTGTGATTCTCCCAAGTCAATCTTTCATAATATGAATCAGCTTTATCGGGAGATACACTTGGTACTCTTGGAGGAGTTGCAGTTTCAATTTCTGTTTGCCTATTATCTTCTTTCGAAATATATGGTTGAGCCAAAATATATGCATCTCTTGCTGGTCTTGGTGTATCAACTTCATTTTCATCAACAAAATTGCTCCTAGGATAAATTCCGTTTGGATCATTATATCCCATAGAAGGGTCAGATTTTTTAGAAAACATAGATGGAATAGATCCCATAATAACAGGATCTTGAGTATTAATTCCGTCTCGAAAGAAACCAATAACCCACGTTCCGCACAATAAGCCAGTAGCAGATTGACCTATACCTGTCATTGATGCTGATGTGACAGGCAACATAGTCATTGCCCAAGGTAAATCTTCAGTAGGTATACCTTTTTCTGGTGACTTATCAGCATTGTGATATCCGTAACATCTTACGCGATATCTACCCATTTCCATTGGATCATCAATGTCTTCAATCACACCGGTGAACCATGCAAATCCACCACCATTATTAATAAAATTTTCAGGGTTCATGATCTATTTATACTTCCATTCCAAATGAGTCTTTTTTCACCCGTATCTCTGAGAAATAATCGCCTCCTTCGAAAAGATGAGTTACAGAAGTAACTAAGTGTCTTCCAGATAGGTGTTTATCGTACAAATCTCGAGCAGATTTCGGCATAAAGGGCATTGATGCTAATAACTTTTTCATTATTCCGGGATCTGCTGCTTTTGGAAACTTCAACTTAATGACTGTTCCAGGATTTAACTCCATATCACCAAAAAGTTTTATATCATGAGATATTGTTTCGAGCGCTTCTTCAATTGCAAGAGTTTTGCCGTTAGTATCTTCTTTTAGTTTATTGTAGTTTAAACTTTCTTCACCATATGATAGGTTATTAATTGACACATGTTCAAGATGAGACTGCGGCATTAAGTTTAATGGTTCTCCATTCACATCAAACTGAGTTGACAGAGGAGTTTTTTTATTTAATGTGAGAGATTGATCAAAATCGTTGTCATAGTTATAATCATATTTAGTGTATGTCTTATACGAATAATCTAAATAGTTATTTTCTGATGCCCATCCACCGTTTGCACCCTGATAAACCTTCCCTAGTTTAAGATTCGATGCAATGTCAAGAATACGAGAAGCTCTTTGAGCGTAATCAGCATCACTATTAGGGTCTTGACTAAATTCTCGTTCATCTTGATATGTATGATATTCTTCTGCAGTCATTAATTCATGCAAAGATGATAATCTAATTGTGTTATCTAAAGAATGATAAAGAAAAAATGGAGAAAAAGATTCATCATACGTCTTTTTCCTCAACCATTCAGCAGCCTCAAGAGGAGTTTGCCATCGTATAATTCCCTTCATTCTTGATGTTGCTTGGCCGTTTATTTCAAAATCTTCAAATCCAAGATCTTCAGTAATAATCTTTTTAATTTCCTCGTCGGTCGTGTTAGTAAACGAGCGAGATATTTTAGAAAGCCTGGAATAATATGCGTGATCTGATACACATGCAATATTATACACGTTTGTATGTTCTTCTTCGGAACTTGCATAAAGAGGATATTCAGTAACAATAAAATTTAGATCAATTTTTTTCCCAAATAATCTGCTTGCAAAACCTTTACCAACACTGTTTGGTTTAGTCGATACTTTTATCCTTACTTTTTCTTGACCAATAAGCGGTGTGCTCTCAAAGAAGTTTGTAGTATCTTTTATAGAAATCTGTGCAATTATATTTGCAGAATAAAGAGATTCAGTTAATGTCAATTTGACAACAAGATTTTCTATATTATATTCTGCACCATCATGAGCAGTCAATACAACTTTATCGATTTTATACGCTCCGGGGCTTAGAGACTTGTTTGCCCCAAAATTATTTCTTCCTGCCTTAGCCATTTACCTTACTAGTTTTTCTTGATACAACTCAACAAATTCATCGATATGTTCTGGACGAACTACGCGAATTTTAGTTGCTTCAAAGATTTTTTCTTCTTGTTCTTCTTTAATTGAAACATACTCTGCCTGTTCGCTATAGTATGTTTCAACAAAGCTTGGTATATATTTTCGTTGACGACTAATTGCGTTGTATTGTGATATTTGACTTTGATCAAAACCATCTAATCTAGAAGCTGCAACGTTAACATCTATATCTCCTCTAAAAAAATCTTTTGGTAATTCAACATCTTGTTGGCTGAATACTTTTGAATACGCGTCGAATGCAGTAGATCTATCACCTTCGTTTTCGTTATCAAGGAAATAGGATGGAGCATTATATGAATTCTCGTAAAAACGGTGAGAAGAAAAAACAATTTTCGAGAAGAAAAAATCTAAAAAGTATTTGTAATATGCATCGCTTCCTTCTGAAAAGGAAACCTGATTGTTTGGATTATTTAAATAAGCTTGCCATGCATAGTACACGGTAGTTTGATTTAATCTTGTCCATTCAAGTGCAGATTTTGCCCATTCGCTTCTTTGTTCTTCGTACTGTGTATACCGTAGGCTATCAGTTTCTTCGTTTTGATTATATTCTATTTTCCATCGAGTGTTATTAGCGAATCTCCCTGCGTTACTGATATTATAAACCCAAAGTTGAAACCGTTGATCATCAAATCGAAGGATTTCAGATTGAATTTTAGTTCCGTTTCCTGCGGTTTCTAAGGATGATAATTTAATATTACCAGTATTTAAATCTAATCCACCAAAATAGTTTACCATTTCAAACCCATTTTCATACTTACGAGCAACTGGATATTGACGTGGTATAAAAACAAGTGTAGAATAGTCTGCATAATCTTGTTCGAGCATTAACTCGAATTGACGATATGATTTTGGCCAAGTATTTAACCCTTGTTTAAGAGTTTCATTTACAACAAAGAATGTCCAATAGTAGTCAGGAGTTCCATACAATCTATTAGATACAATATCTGGTCTTTCTCCTTCTTTAATTTCATAGTATGTATAAGTTCCTATATCGTCAAGTATTTCTTCATTTACGTCAACATACCGAAATATATCAGTAAGATCGGTTTTAACACCATCAGCATTAATATCGTATTTTATTTTAGGGAATTGTGTGAAGAATGACATAATTAACTACCTTTAGTGGGTGCAGGTTCTGGTTGCGGAAGTTGAGTAACAGTTAATGGTCGACCATCCTCGCTAATTCCTCTATTTCCAAGTTGGTCATTTTCCATTTGTTCAACATCATGTCTATTCAACGCGCGAGTTTCTTGGAATGATAATTCTAAATCAACTTCGAGAGGAGCATTATCTGTATAATATATATTTCCACTGGAGTTAAAGTTTGTATTAACACCTGTACAATATGAAGAATATATGCGAGGAATAAATGGATTTTCTGTACCAGCATCCATATTCATAAATTTAATTGTCCATACTGGAGGATATTCGAGAGTTAGAGTATTAGTTTCTCCTCCTCGTGATGCATAAAGGAAATGTCTAAACTTTGATTGTATTGTACGAATAAGCTCTGATTCACTTGCAGAGCGCGCAACCATTTTAAAACTAAACGTAAATTGTCTTACTCCGTTTTTAGTAAAGGTTGTATTTGTATTGGGGTTCATGATTTGCTGAGTAACAAGTGATGCAGCATCATCACCCACTGGCAAAGCCTTTAATGCGATTGCTTTTACCTGTTCTTTGTTTACACTTTTTATTTGACCAAGTATGTCACCTGCTCCAGAATTTCCGGCAACTACGTCGACCGCGCCTGCTTTTGCTCCTAAATCTGACTGTCCGTATTCTGCTACATCAGCAAATGCTATGGCGGAAGCGGCTGGAAACCAGATGGGATGTCGTTGTACTTTGCCAGATAGCATTCTTTCATGAGCGGTAAATACCATGCATGGCCGACTAAGATCGCCTTTCATTTCTGGAGGATAAATAAGAGGTGCGACACTTTTATTTCTACTAACAGATTTGATTCCTTGTTGAACCAATTGTTTTTGTGCGACTTCTTCCGCCTTTCTTTTTAATATTTCTTCAAAATAATTAGTTGCCATAACAATTCTATTTATAATAAAAATATGACATACAAGGGAAGATATACTGTAAAGAATCCGGACAAATACGACGGTGATCCTACGAATGTAGTATTCAGATCGTTATGGGAAAGGCAAGTCTTTAAATTTATGGATACGAATCCTGATGTAATTAAGTGGCAATCAGAAGAAACTGTTATTCCATACCGTTGTAAGACTGATAATAAGATTCATCGGTACTTTATGGATGTCAAAATGGTTACAAAGGATAAGACATATCTTATTGAGATTAAGCCAAAAAAACAAACTGAGGCGCCGAAAGAACCAAAGAGAAAGACAAAGAGATATATTACTGAGGTAATGTCCTATATAAAAAACACCTCAAAGTGGGAAACTGCTGAAGCATACTGTGCTGATAGAGGATGGGAGTTTGTAATATGGACAGAAATAGAACTTGCAAAGCTTGGAATTAAACTCCTTGGTGCAAAGAAGCCAAAGAAATAGTATAAATAGAGGTATGGCATCTTCTCTCTTTGATAAAATACAGGCAGCAGCTTTTAGGGCTGATGTAAAACGCGGCACCACACAGTCGCTAAAATGGTTTAGGGAAAAAGTTGCTGAGATGAGAACAGTTAACCGTAAAGCTCTTTTAAGAGATGAAGCAACTAAAACAGTAACAAAGCCTCTAATTGGTCGTATGTTTATGTATGCATATGATCCTAAAAACAAAAAGACTCTGCCGTTTTATGATAAATTTCCTCTTATTATTATGGTCGACAAAGCTCCTGGAGGATTTTATGGAATAAACTTACACTATCTTCCACCATTATTAAGAGCTAAATTCTTTGATAGGCTTCTCGATTACTCTAATAATAATAAATATAATACGTCTACAAAATTTCGAATAACATATGATCTTTTACAAGGAGCATCAAAACTTTCTGCATTTAAACCATGCTATAAACACTATTTAACTAAACACATCAAATCACAAATATCCGAAATATCTGCCAGCGAATGGGAGATTGCAATCTTTTTACCATCTGAACAATTTAAGGGTGCTGCTAAAGATGCAGTTTGGAAAGACTCAAAATCTAAAATCTAATGGAAATCGATAAACTAAAAAGCCTTGTATCAAGAAGAGACGGATTTGCCCGCTCTAATCGATTTGGAATATTAATGGTACCACCACCTGAAGCATTTGGTGATACAGACGAAATAAGAGATCTTAATATACTTTGTGATGCTACCTCTCTTCCTGGAAGGCAGATGCAGACATTCGAGACAAACTACACACGACAACAAGTAAAAGTTGTGCAATCATTTATTAACGAGGATGTTTCATTCACGTTTAATCTTACTAATGATATGTTTATTAAAAGACTGTTTGACAGGTGGACTAATATGATTATCGATCGAACCACGTTTAAGAAAAATTACGATTCTAAATACAAACGTGATATAGCAATATATCAAAATGATATTAATAATGAAAAAGTTTACGGAATTAAGTTAATTAACGCATTTCCTGTATCAGTACAAGCGCTTGAATTAAATAGTTCTGAGGGAGAAATACAAAAATTGACAGTAGAATTTACATACGAAGATTTCGAAGAACTTCTTATAAGACGCCCATAAAAATAACCAGTGGGATAATTATAAATAATATTTTTATTATAACTGAATGAATAACAACTAACAAAATTATGGCATTACCAAAACTAGAAAACCCAACATATACAATCGAAGTACCTTCACTTGACCGCCGAGTTGAATTTAGACCATTCCTCGTTAAGGAAGAGAAGGTTCTTATGATTGCTCAAGAATCAAAAGACGAAAAAAAGATTCTAAAAACAATTAAAGATATTATTAGCGCGTGTTCGTTTAATAAACTTGATCCAAATGAATGTACATCATCAGACATTGAGTATCTTTTCCTTCAACTACGAGCTAAAAGCGTAGGTGAAAGTGTAGAAGTCAGAGTTAAGTGTGTAGAATGTGGCGAATATGCCAATATAAAAATCGATCTTGAAGATATTAAACTATCTGAAGTTGAAGATATCGATAATACTATCGAGATTACTGATTCAATTGGAGTAGTTCTTAAACACGTATCGATGCTCGATGCAGAAAAGGTAGATAAAAATAATTCAGAGAAAGCATTTAATCAAATGCTTGTATCCTCAATTGAATCTATTTACGATGCAGATAATGTATATCCTGCAAGTGAATCAACTGAAAGAGAACTTATTGAATTCATTGATTCTCTATCGCATAAACACCTCGAAAAGATTCAAGCCTTTATTCAAAACGTTCCAAAGCTAACACACACTGTTAAGTTTACATGTAAAGAGTGTGGTCATGAAAATGAGGTTGTACTAGAAGGAATTGAATCTTTTTTCTCATAGGCCTTTCTCATGATTCTTTAGCGAATCATTATCAGACAAACTTTGCGATGATGCAGCATCACAAATATAGTTTAACTGAACTTGACAATATGATACCGTGGGAGAGGCAAATATACGTATCTCTTCTTCAGGATCATATAAAGGAAGAAAATGATCGAATTAGGCGACAAAACAAATAAATAGATACATGTCCCTTCCTAAAGAACTATTAGATGCACTAAAGCAAGATAAGAAAATGCTTGCGGCGAAAATTAAGGAATTAAAAGCAACGCTTACTAATATCTTAACTGAAAGCAAAACTCTTGCGGGCGAAGCAGTTAAACCTACTACAGGCGATTCTGATGTTGTTGATGCTGTCAATAATTTAGGAGATAAGATTAAAGATGTTTCCGTTGAGGTAAATACGGAAACTGCATTTAGTGCTTTTATAGAACAGGGTAAAGTTGCTAGGTTTGATTTAGAAATTCAGAATAAACTGAAAGACCTAAATACTCTTGCATATTCAACAGAAAGTGCTCTATCTCAAGAACAGATCAGCATTTTAAAAGCTCAGATTAAATTACTCGAGAAGGATAATGACGGATCGATGGAAGCGGCAGAAGATCAACTGGATGCGGTTGAAAACTTACTTGATGCCGCTAATGAAATAACAAACGCAGTAAATGCACAAAAGCCGCCTACAAAAGAAGAAGCAGTTTTTAATTCTATTATAGAACAAGGTAAAAAAACTGCAGAAGGCTTAAAGATACAGGAGGAGATAAAATCTCTTGAAGAAAACTTAGCTAAAACTTCAAAATCTCTTGATGAAGACCAAATTGCGGGTGTTAAAGCAAATATTGACCTATTAAAAAGCGGTAAGCTCAAGACTCTCGAGCAAATGAAAGAAGCCCGTGAGATGGCGGAACAACAAAATGCGGCTCTTGAAGAAATTGCTGAAGGCCAATATGATCTTGCAAAAGAATTCAAATCCGGATTTGGTCAACTGAGAGGTAAAGGTCTTGGTGGATTAATTCGAATGATTGTTGTTGGTATACCTGCTTTATTAGCAGGTATTGTAGCAGGAATTGGTGCTCAGATAATATCAGTATTATCACGCTTTAAAACTGTAGGAGTTATATTTTCAAAAATAGGAAAGTTCTTTGCTCCTATGCTTAAAGCATTGTCTGGAGGCGCAGGAGCAATTGGAGGATTTTTGAAAACTCTTCCTATAGTAGGAAATTTCTTCGCGAACCTTGTAGGATTTGCTGGGAAAATGTTTGCTATTGGACAATCACTTGCTAAATTTGCCGGTCCTCTCGGTATTGCTATTACTATTATAACTGGCTTAATTGGCGGAATTAAAGGAGCATTTAAGGGATTTAAATCAGATGGTATTATCGGAATGTTCCGCGAAGGTATTATTGGTATATTCAATGCTTTAATTGGCGGATTAGTAAAAATGGTTGGAAGCTTGATTGGAGGAATATTCAAGCTATTAGGATTTGAAAAAATCGGAGAAGGTATTAAAACTGGATTTTCTGATTTTATTGATGGTATAGTTGGACACTTTAGAGGAATGTTCAATGTCATAGTTGGCCTGTTTACACTCAATACTGACAGAATAAAAGAGGGCATAGGTCAAATGATGGACGGTGTAATCAACACTTTAAAAGGAATTGTTAAAGGAATTGGAGGCATAATAATGGGTGCTCTCGGCCTTATTCTTAAAGCTGCTATTGCTCTTTTTATTAAATTGCCTATAATGTTAATTAAGTTTATGTTGAAAGCATTTAAGTTTATGTATTTCGATCTTCCTATAATGGCATTTAAATTAATATTTAAAGCGCTTAAGTTTATGCTAATCGATTTACCAATAAAGTTGATTAAGTTCCTCGCTAAGGCTTGGAAGTTTGTATATATTGATCTTCCTATAATGGCATTTAAATTAATATTTAAAGCTCTTAAGTTCATACTATTTGATTTACCGTTAAAGCTAATTAAATTCCTTGCGAAGGCATTTAAGTTTATATATTTCGATCTTCCCATAATGGCATTTAAATTAATATTTAAAACTCTTAAGTTCATACTATTGGATCTTCCATTAAAATTAGTAGGCTTTGCGGCTAAGATACTTAAAGCTATGTTCTTTGATCTTCCTCTGATGGCATTAAAATTAGTATTTGATGGTCTCAAGTTTCTCTTTATTGGTCTTCCTGGAATGTTGATCAGTAAGGTTACAGAATTCTTTACTAATATGGTTTCATCAATTGGAGATGCATTTAAAGGAGCATTCGGTTTTGTAAAGAAGCTAGGTAAAGCGTCTTGGGCAGCACTTAAAGCTGCCTTGCCTGGAGGTGAATCTCCTAAAGAGGCATTTATGAGAGTTATGGGCGGCGAAAGCGGAGGAGGAGAAGAGAAAGAAGAGAAAGAAAATAAAGAAGCCATCGAGGCCGAGGGTGATGATAAAGCGGAGCCTGATGTCAAGGCTGATGAAGCTATGGTACCTCAGATCATGCCAGAGAGAAAAGAGACCGTAGAAGATTTTGAATCGCGGATGATGGCAACTGTTGATGGTAAAGAAGGAGGTGGAGAAGATCCATTGCTTACCGGAATACCTGCCATGGAAACAATTGCACAACCAGCTGCATCAGAAGAAGGACTTCAAGATTCAGTAGCAGCCATGACTGAAGAAGGTGTTGATCAGGTAAAAGGAATTGCTGAAGAAGGAACACCGACTGGCTTATTAGCTGACCCAGCTGCACCTTCACCCGCTGCGAGTATTGCTGCTGATGCACCAAAGAAACTTGGGTTTATGGAGATGATGTCGATGGCCAAAGCTGGAAAATTTGCTAAAAAGGCTGCATCATTTACTCCTCCTGGAATGCTATTAAAGGGTGCTTCAAAACTTGGAGGCATGGCGAAAGATGGCGTCGAGAAAGGTGGAAGCATGTTAGGTAAATTCTTTGGCAAAAAGAGTACAGAAATGGCTGGTCCAGAACTTTCAATGGCTCAAAAGGAAAATGCTGAATTGAAGGGTGAAAGTGATAAAGGAGCAGGAGCAGTTGTTGCACCTAATAATTCTTCAGTAAATAACTCAAAGTCTTCAGTAACAAATACAACAATTTCTGCTCCACCTCACATAGACAGAACACACACTATGTTTGGAAAAACATGCATAGGTTGGTAACAAAAAAAGAGGGAAGCGACATAAGCCACTTCCCTCTACTTATTCTAAATCAGAGATGCTTAGCCTTGTTGGGCTAACTTGGCAAAATAGTCAAGTGTGTCACCATCATCTTCTGTATCTAGGCTTACGTTAGTATCTTCCTGAGGAACATCTACTTTAGCAGCAGGTGCATCGACTCGTGGTGGAAGTGTCTCGTTAAGCTCGACTTGTGTATCTGTCGAAAATGTATCTGCTACGGTTTCTTCACCGAGGACCTCATATAATTTCTTCTTTAGGTCAGCGTAAGACTTATAGTTGTCTTGGCTAACAAACTCATTCAAGCTATGAAGAGTATTATATACAGACTCGAGCTTACCTTCGTCTCCTTCGAATAGTTCAGAAGAACCTTCGAATTCAGACTTATCATAATTACGATAGCCTTCGAAGTTACGAATTTTCAGCTTGAAGTTAGCACCGCCCCAAAAATCAAATGGGTTAACAGGCTTTTCATCTTGAAACTGCGGCTGCATAACATCCATTACCTTATCCATGATCTTCTTACCATACTTGTAAAGGAAAACTTTTCCTTCATTTTCAGGGTTAGCAGAGTCAGAGATAACGAGGATATTCGATACGTGATGAAGGCGACGCTTACGCATACGTGCAAGCTCTTTATCTTCTTCACGACCTGTGTTCCACAGTTGTGTATTCATTTCACTTACAGGATCGGTTTGACCAATCGATGTAAGAGAGTTTTCGATATACCATCGACCAGTTGGACCTTTAAATCCATGATCCCAGTACTTAATCCACGGGAGGTCTTCACCTTCAGGGGAGGGTAAGAAGCGAATAACGGCATAACCATTACCTGCTTTATCTACGGTTGGTGCCCAGAATCGATCATCACCGTATGATTTCTTTTCGGTGTCTTTAGAAGCTGCATTAATGAGCTTATCGATTGCTGATGCACGGTTTTGTTTTAGGTTCGCGAACGACATATTATTTTTTATATTGCGGTTTATTTATTTGTATTACGGTTTATTATTAATACCGACAAACTCTATATTATACTGATTAGGTCTTGATGTAAACAACAAAATGAGTCTCATGCGATATTTGTCTTGGTTTGCAACCATCAGTGGAACAATGAATTTTTGGTATTTGCTTAGTGTAAGAAGAGTAGACTCTACGATTCCTAATGGATCTTTGAGTTCACTCCTCAGGCTTTTGATAAAACTTACTAAATGATCTATAATCACGAAGGTATCAGCTGATATCTTTTGACTCATATAGAGATTAAGTAAGAGGTTATCGTTTTTGTCAGAATTTGGTTTGCAAACTCCGTCAAAGTCGAGGTTATATTTATATGCTTCTTCGCGTATAATCTTAATTTCTTTTTCAAAATTATAGCTCAATGCTTGGCGATGTGCGTTTCGTTTTTCATGAGTCGCATCATCCATGTCTCCGACCCACACATTATCTGACATAATATTGTCAACAAAAAAGAGTTTTAACTCATCTTCGTTAGGATATCTGCGTGCGATCTTCTCGAAAAAATATCGGTCTTTCCTTCTTTCAAAGGTAGAAGCTTTGACATTTGTTTTAAAGTTGTATTTA